CGCCTGAGGTAATGTCGGTGGCGGTAAGTTCGTCAGGGGTAGCGCTCTCGGTATAATGGACAGTTATGCGAACAGCGTCTACCATGGCGTCCGGACCCGAAGTAAAAGCGCCAGCCAATTCCGCCTCTAAAACCACACCAAAATTTGATGCATTTATTTCTGCAACGGATGGAGTTAGTCCCCATTTATCAGTTGTACCCCCATAACTCACCCAGCTAAGCGATGCGCCCCAATTAGTCGCAGTATCTGCTTTATTGTCTCCAACAACCGTATTGTCTATAACAAGTTTAATAACCTCATCATAAACCTTAGAAGTTGGGGGGGAATAACTTTTGTTATATTCAACAACAATTCCATCAATTGTAGAACCTGTTGGAATTGAGAATCCGAAATTTGTTGCCTTCAGATAATGTGAATATTTCGTCGTTTGCTTTGTGCCTAGCGCATCGGCAACATTTGTACCATCTGCCGAATAAATGTTAGTCGGGTTACTCCATGCGACAGTACCAACAGCGCTGTCGTCTGCTCCAGAGGATGGATATTTAGTAACAGATGCCATCGTATACCTTCAAATCCAGCATGATTATGTATCTTGCCCGCTTGAACACGGCTACATGAATGGTGAGGCTGGATGCGGTCTGCGGATAATCAGCGCAACCAATTTTCTCATTGTAGAATAGTTACGCCGTCGGGTCAGGAATGGTTATGCTGATAGCGGTGAGGGTGAAGGTGTTTCCACTCGTCACTCCCTGCGACGCGTTCAACGCCTGGCAAACAAGCAGGGTGTCGGCGCTCACAAGCGCGAAGTGGGTTGCCGTGCCTGTCCCTGTTACCGTTCCATCCGTCACGGCTGAAATTACAACCTTGCGCCCGGATGCGTCACCATTTGTGGGCGCTCCGCACGTCGGAGGGGTCTTGTTCCCCAGCGTGTACGTGCCTACGTCCGCGTATGAGGTTACCGCCTGGCTGAGAATGTGCAATACCGCCACGTTATCGTCGATGTACTTCACGCCTTGATCTAAAACGTTGTCGTGTAAGAATGCTGCCATTGTTTACTCCTTGATTTCTTTTTCTACTAATTCGTCAATTTTGCCGTTCTTGTCGCGGTACACTACCACCCGTTTTTTGCCCTCTTCCTTCGCTTCGATATTGTTCTTAATTGTCACGGGTGTTGGTTTGACCTCGTTCACAATGTTTACCACCGGGGGCTGTGTATCAGTTGTCACGTTGACAATCGGCGCGGGTTGCTGCGGTACGTTGACCGTAATCTCTGGCGCGGGTTGCTGTGGTACGTTGATGGTCACAGGGGTCGGCTCAACATTGACATTTATTTGCGGTATTTCCATTTTTATCTTACTCACATTTTTGTTATCCTCCTGTTTCATTGTCTCACGGTCAAGGTTATTAAGGTTCAATTCCAGCATCTTGATTACTTTGTCAATATCGCTGTTGTCACGGTTCGATGATTTCAGCATCTCACGCGCCTGGTCAAATCCAGTTCCGCTCTTCACGGCTTCTACCACGTCAGCCGGGATATTGTAGGCGGTAAACTCCGCGACCTTGCCCAACTTCTTACTTTTGCGCTCCCACTTGTCCAGCTCCAGCAACGCGGGGTGCATGTCCTTCGCCATTACCGCGTCAAACTCACTGGTAACGTCAAGCGCGGTGTTCCCCGCTTCGTACACAGGCTCTGACTGCGTCGGCGCAGGTGCTGTAAACCCGCTTTGCGCGACGGCAACAAGTGAACTGCCCGTCTCGTTATTCAGCGGGTCATCCTGCCAGTATTTCTGTCTCACTTCGTCAACGGTGTGTGTCTTGGAGTACTCCTCCATTTCCTTCAATTCCAGAACCTTGTCTGTAACTCGAATATCCTCCGGTTCAAGTATCAGGTTGTCCTCATAGCGCGGCATGAGTTTTACCGTGACAACTGACGCTATCTTTTGCAGCATTGGGTATACCTTGAAGTCGATCAAGGTGGACTTCCCAATCCGCGCATTGGCTTCGGTTGCGTTGACTGATAACATGGATGCGAGACCAGGCGCTATCGCTGAATAAATCTCGTCCCTGTTGGCAAGGCGGGAGTCCAGAAATTCCATGTCCTTCTGTGAGGCTGTGGCCTGCAACCATTGAACCCCTCCAGCCTTGACGTTACGCAGAAGCATGAAGTTACGCATCCGCGCTGCTTTGTCAATGTCGCTCTGTATCATTGACCAATCCGCATCAGGTATTGGGTCGGCGAACGCGAGGATTCCAGGCAGGCGTCCGTTCTGGGAAACAAACAGTTTCTTGTTCCAGTTCTGCATCCCAATGTCGGAATCCATAATGGTTCTGAGACTGTCAAGGTTGCTCATTCCTGTAAACATCGAATCAGGATTGAACCCGGCAAACGAAACAATCTCTTCCGGCTTAAGCCGTATCAAATGACCGTCACCCGGATCATAGTCGTATCCCTTGATGTACATTTTTCCGTCAGGAATAGGCGAGATTTGTTTGGTCGGTATCAGCCACAATTCAACAGGCTGGTTGTTCGTCCCGGTGTTCACCCACCAGTATGCCGTATTGCAAACTGACATATACGCCAGCGTTGCATAAATCAAGTCGCTCCGGCTCATGGTCGGGTTAGGCGATTGCAGCACGCGCTCAAACGGGTGGTTGGGAATATCAACTAACTGTTCCCCATCCCGCCGCTTGACGCTCCACTCCGCGCCGGATCCGATGGTTGCTACTTTGTCAACGGCAATGTTCACCCATGATACGCGCTGAAAATAGCTCAGTTTGTTGTTATTGTCCGTGTATTGCGGATAGGACAGGGATTCAACGCCCGCCGTTTCCATAATCCATTTAGCGAGTTCCGGCTGCGCCTTGATGTACCCCATTCGTGATACCAGCCTATCAAATAATCCCATTGTCTGCTCCTATCCTGCAAATGCGATGGCACCGCGCCCGCCCATGGCACCGCGGTCTATTCCGTATAGTGCAAGAGCAAGAGACATGACCGTGTCATCATGTTGTCCTTCAGGCGCGGAGTAGGTGAAATTCCCGCTACTTGTCTTTTTGCTCTCAAATGATAACAATTCCCCAACCAATACGGGGTCATCAATGATATTTATTTGCCCGTGTTCAAATGCGGACTGTAGGTTCTGGATGATCCCGTGTTTCGTAACATTGGTCGTCGTGAATGGTAAGATATTCAATCCTCTATTTTGCAAATGGTCAATCACGCCCTGCCCAATACTGTTCGCCTCAATCACCATCCCGGTGAGGCTCCACCTTGCGTAACATGCAGCGATCCTGTCCTCAAGCACCGGGTAATCCACTCGGTTGAATCTGTCCATGTGTACCATCTCTTTTGTCTTAGCGTCAAGTATCGTGATAACCGTGTAATCCACCGCCGCCGCCACGTCCACGCCCGCCACGTACTGCGCGCCTGGTTGCGGGTCAATCGATTCGAGACATGCCGCTTCGTGTACCCGGCGGAAGACCATGCCGTCTGAGGTGATAAATTCTGCCATGATCTCTTGGCGGTAGGTTATCTCGGGTAATGTGTTCAATGCTTCTTTCAATTCTTCACGCGGCAAAAATGGATTTTCCCAGCTTGATCTTTGCCAGGACCGCCATTCCTTCTTTTGGTCATCCTGACCGTTCACATAAAGCGAATGAAAGAAGTCGTAACCTCTCGGATTAGAACATATCAGCGCGCCGCCTTGCGTATCCATGAGTATCATGCGGATAACATAATTCCATGAGTATTCCAGGTGACGGATTTTTGCGGCTTCGTTGATGGTAACATAATCATAATACCTGCCTCTTGACGCGTCCTTGTCCTCAAGCGACCACATTTCAATAACGCCGCCGGTTGTCGTTTCAATGCGCTTTTCCTGCTCACTCTTGTCTCTCGTTATCGGCTTTAATGTGCTAACTAACCAGTCCCAGTTTTCGATTGTGTCTTTGTAAACCGGTTCATACCATCCGTGCCGCTTGCCCTGTAATAGATTTTCAACAGCCACGTTGCGCTATAATATATCCTTGCCCCACC